TGGCGAAGGCAGCGGATGCAAAGATTACAGGATTCTCCAAAGAAGCCCAGTCAAAGGCGGCAGAGGGATTGTTGCAGGAAGACTTGCTGCGTGCAGTGAATGCCAATCCTTCCAGCGCAGAGAACGTTGCCGAGGTGCTTGCCATTCAAAAAAAGATGGCAGACTTCCAACCAAACGCTGCGCAGGCAACCAACAGCCCTGCACTTGTTGCGATGACAAAGGCAGTTGCACAAAGCAGTCCAGAGGCACTTGCGAAGGCGTCTGCTGTAGATGCACGGAACAAGACGGCCACTGCAAACTTCAAAGAGAAGTCTTTTCCAGGAAGCTCTGTCGAGGTGAATGAAGGTGCTCGCGCGAAGAGTGCAATGGACAAAGGTGTGCTTGCGAATGACCTGAAGAACACCGATCGGGAGCTGAAAGGGCTTGCGGATCAATATGGTCGCAGCGTGGATAAGACCGAGATTGGGCAACAGCTCCGCGATCTGTACTGGGAAAAGAAAGGTGTTGCCAAGGCACGCTTGGACGGACAGATCAAAGACGTCTACGCTACTGCTGACAAGTACGGGACAAAGGTTGACATGCAAGACGTCTATGAAGGCGTCACGAAGATGGTCAACAGTGACAAGCAGGCCTTCCAAGACATGCCACCTGTTTGGAACAAGATTCTCAACAGTTACAAGCCTGGAAAACCTGGTCCATCACCGTTAACCTTGCCGGTGCCTCCGAAATCGGAAGTCAGCTTCCAGGAATTGCACTCGCTGTACAAGCAAGCAAACAAAGAGTGGATGGACATGGTTGCTGCTGGCCGTCCTGACCAGGCACAGAAGCTCGATGTCATCCGACAACAACTGACAAACAAAGTTAATAACTTCAACACCGGCTACGGAGACTTGTCTTCGAAATTCACTCAATTCAATGCTGACTATGGACAGTATGCACAAACCTTTAAGCAAGGAGCCGGTGGCACAGTCGCACAACTGGGTCGTAAGGGCTTTGCAAGAGATGCTGAGGATATTGTAGACAAGGTGTTCCTGCGTGCAGGGGATAAGAGCAAGGGGCTTGAAGACTTCTTCCGCGTGTATGGGAATGACGAGAAGGCGGCAGGGCTGTTGATGGATGGCATGACGGATAACTTCAGCCGTGCCGCAGTAGATGCCAATGGAAAGTTTAGTGCTGCTGGAGCTGCTCGTTGGATGAAGCAGAATGAACGGGCACTGGAGCAGATTCCGGAGTTGAAAGCAAAGCTGCAAGGGACTACGGATGTCGCTGGCGCCCTGACGCAACGGAAGTTGGAACTGGTTGCACAACGGAAGGTCCTCGATCGTACTGTGATGTCCGCTGCGGCAGGTGCACAAAAGCCTGAATTGCTGGTGGAAGCCGGCATGAAAGACCCACGCATGTTCAAGGCACTGCTTGCCAGTGCAAAAACGGAAGAGAGCAAACAGTCTCTGGCCCGCAGTATTGTGGACATGACGGCAAGGAAAGCCGGGAATGAAGGCTTCGCCTTCTTGCAGCAGAATGAAAAGACGTTAAAGCCTGTGATGGACGCCCTTGGCAAAGAGCACTGGGACAACCTTACGACGATTGCAAAGGCTGAGGATATTGCGAATCGAAGCAAGGCACCCACGAGCGTGGAACTTTCCAAGGTGCAAGACCCCTTTGAACGCTTCACAGGTACGTCTGGCAAGGGCTTGTTGTCCCGCGCAATGAATGCAGAGAAGGGCTACGCATCCAAGCCCTATGTAATGGCTGACCTTGCTGGTCGATTCGCCTACAAGTTCCGCACAGAGGAAGTCGCACGGCTCCGTGAGGCAGCCCTGTTCGATCCTGATGTTTCCCGCTTGCTTGCCAAGGTCGTGACCCAAGACCGTCCTGCTGCAAAAGACCTCTTGGACCTGAAGGCAATCTCCTATCAGTTTGGTATCTCCATTGCCAGTCAAGCCATACAGGCGCGCGCGGAAGGTCAAAAGCCCGAGAATGCTAACAAACCGAAATCGAATCCAGATGAGGGCCAAGGCTTGTGGCGTCGTCGGAAGTCAGACCTGATGTATTAATCAAGGCAGATTACTCCGGAGTAATGTAACTCAATAAAAACTACCCTATGAAGATACTGCTAATAGATGCTACGTCATCATTCTTGGACTTTGCCCTTCGCTGTGAAGCAGAAGGACACGAAGTCCGTGTCTTCATGGGACCGACGAAGGAAGGTGAACGGAGTAAGGTCGGAGACGGGCTCATACATAAAATCCCACATTGGGAAGACAGTATGAAGTGGGCGGACCTGGTCATGACGTCTGACAACGTCAAGTATGTGAGGGCACTCGATGGTTATCGAGCGAAGGGCTTTCCCATCTTCGGACCTTCCAGTGCAACAGCCGATTGGGAACTTGATCGGTCTTGCGGTCAGCGGATTCTGGAAAACGCGGGCATACCCACAATACCCAGTCATGAATTCTCCTCGTATGATGAAGCTGCTGCAATGGTCGCGGCCACGCTCAAGCGGTATGTCAGCAAGCCAAGTGGAGACGCAGACAAAGCTCTGTCATATGTGAGCAAAGGTCCAGCGGATATGGCCTACATGCTCTCCTACTGGAAAGGGGCGCAGAAGAAGAAGTCTCCGTTCATCTTGCAGGAATTCATTCCTGGGATCGAAATGGCAGTTGGTGGCTGGTTCGGGAGGAATGGCTTTAACGACTTCGTGCTGGAGAATTTCGAATTTAAGAAGCTGATGAATGAGGACATTGGCTGCAATACAGGGGAAATGGGAACCTGTATGCAGTATGTGCACAGGGATTACAGCAAGCTCGCAAAGGAAGTCCTCCTGCCACTGGAAGGTGCCCTCTACCGTGAAGGCTATACTGGCTTCGTCGACGTGTCTGTTATCATCGACAAGCGTGGGCAGGCCTGGCCATTGGAGTTCACGACTCGTCCTGGTTGGCCTCTATTCCAGATCCAGCAACGGCTACACCCAGAACCTGTGGAATGGATGCTTGACTGCCTCAACGGTCAGGACACTTTCAAGCCTTACACAGACTGTGCTGTAGGTGTCGTGGTCGCTATCCCAGATTTTCCTTACACCACCCTCACGAAGAAAGAAGTGACGGGGTTTCCTGTCTGGGGCATCACAGAACGCAACCGCATGTCAGTGCATCCAGCGGAGATGAAACTTGGAAAAGCCCCTGTGCTTGCCAACGGGAAGCTTACGGAAGAACCCATGATGGTTACTGCTGGGGACTATGTCCTTGTAGCCACGGGCAGAGATGAGAAGGTTTGTGAAGCTGCTGCCAAGGCTTACAAGATCGTTGATCAGTTGGAAATCCCCAATAGTCCTATGTACCGGACAGATATCGGCTGTCGGTTGGAAAAGCAGTTGCCCTTGCTGCAAGAAATGGGCTACGCAACTGACTGGGAATACTAATGACCATTCACAGCATTCAGCGCAATGTAATCTCCCCTGTCCCTCATATGTCGATCATGAAGGATCGGCCGGGGGAGGCAGAGCAGTTGCTTGAGAAGTGGCTTCCGCAGCTCCTTAACAAGGGATACAACGATCGTGTCGATAGTTATACGGACATTGCAGCTTCTGGAGTAGTTACTAATGTTCTTATCCTTCCACCTTCCTGGGGATTATGGCTTTGCCTAGTCGGCATTGGTAAAGTGAATGATGCTGTTAATTATCAAGCGGCAATGGTCGTTTTAATGGATAATACTTCTGGCCGTTCTTTGGTCACTTGGAATGCCCCTAATCAAGTAATTTCTCTTGGAGGAGGGGGGACAATCCAATCCACTCAAACTTCTGGATTCAATCAGACAATGGTTGGATGTGCCGTGCAACTCCTTCACTATGCGAGTACCTGATGGCAGGAAAAGCAGACTACTTTGCAGATGGTCAGTGGAACTTCTATTGCGATCTGTGTGGAGCAAAGACCAAGTCAAAAGATGGAGTGAAGACTTGGGACAACTTCCGTGTCTGCCGTCATCACAAAGAAGTCCGCAATCCACAGGACTTCATCCGTGGGATAAAGGATGACACCTCTGTTCCTTGGTCCAGGCCGGAAGGTCCTGAACTCGATGCCAATCCTCATTGCACTACTGCAGGTCGCAGTGGTCGCGCAGGATTTGCCGTTGCAGGTTGCGCCATTGCCGGCTTCCCTCTTCTAATTTAGAATGCTCACATGGCTACAACTTCTTTCGTCGATCAAGTTACTACCATCTTAGCAGCGTGGCTGAATGATGTTGACACTGCCACGTATGACCGACTCTCGGCGGTGTCGGGGACTAACGCAATCATTGCCACTGGCCCACTGTCTTTGGCGGCGTATGCAACAGGGCAAAATTTCTACTTCACTCCTGCGGTCACCAACACTGGTGCGGTCACTGTAAACATCAACGGTCTTGGAGTGAAAGCAATTACCAAGAACGGTGCAGTTGCTCTTGTAGCTGGCGACCTTGTTGCTGGAACCGTGTATGAAATTATGTATGATGGTGTTCAGTTTCAAGTAATCAATCCAAGTTCATTTAGTACACCTATTCCAGCAACTCAACTCACTGGTCAGGTTGCCATTGTTAACGGTGGAACAGGGATTTCAAGTATTATTCCTGCAGGTCAAGTAGTAGGTAATATTACTGGGGGTAACATAGTTATTACCCCCTACCAAGGTAATAAAGTAGCGTTTCCCTCTGGTTATGCTACCCTACCAGCAGCGGGAGTTAGCGTAACTCCTACAGGATTGACTCCACTGACTTTGTACTATGTATATCTTGTACAAACTGCTGGTGTGGTCTCTAGTGTTGAGGTGTCAACTACTGGACATTCTACAGACACCGCTACCGGAATTGAAATCAAGACAGGGGATTCCACTAGAGTTTTAGCTGGTGCTGTTAGGCCCATAGCTGGCCCCTCATTTATAAATACCCCTGCCCAAAGGTTTTTTATTAATTGGTTCAATCCAGTGAATAAAGATATTTATAATTTCTTTACTGCAGATAGGGCCACGGGTAGTACCACATTGGTTCAGCTCAATTCTGCCTCTGAGCGTGTGGAGTTTTTAACTTGGGCAACTAAAGCGGTTATTGCCTCTTGTACTGGTTTTGCTTCTAGTAGCGCCATTGGGGCAGTAAATGCCACCTCCTTAGCTGTTGACGGAGTAGCACAAGATGGTGGGAGTATTGGGAATACTGCAGCTATAGGAACGGTAGCTCCGGTGGTGGCTAGTTATGCTAGGAGTCTCTCTGAGGGTTATCATTTCTTTGATGTGTTTGGGCGTGTTTCGGCAGCATCCACAGGAACATGGAATGGCACAACAGCCGGGGCAAGGGTAGCTATACAAGGCCTTATCCAAGGTTAACCTGAAAGCGTAGGATGAAAATGTTTATTGAGACTGTTATTTTTTTCAACTTTTAGGAACCTTCCAATGCCAACCTTAGTCCCCACAGCCGCTGCTTGGCTCAAAAAATACTCCACTTGGATTTTCACTGCCCTTGCCTTTGCAGGCAGCATCCAGCCCTTTCTGCCACTACTTCAGATCGTAGTGCATCCTGCAGTGTATGCAGCGATTCTCGCAGTGATTGCAGCTCTTGGCATCCTGGCCACGCAGATTCAGCAATACAACCTCTATCCCAAGGTTGAAGTTCTTCCTGAGGAGAAGGTAAATGATTGAACCTGACGCTGATTGGAAAGCCGGACTTGGGGAAAGGCTTGATCGACAGGATAGTCTTCTTGGCAAACTACTCGAACGGCAGGACAAGCAAGATGACCTGTTGAAAGACCTTAACAAAGGTCAATCAGACTTCATCGCTGTTATGTCCACTTGGAAAGGGGCAATGTCCTTCTTCAACGTAGTCGGTCGCATCACCAAACCACTGCTATGGACTGGTGGAACTGTTGCTGCCATGTGGGCTGCCTACAAATCCAAGTAACCCCATGCCACCCTTAACCGCTGACCTCCTGGCCACTTGCACTGGCTCCACCCTTCAAAAGGCGCAACAGTATGTTAGCAGCTTTCAAGAAGCGCTTGGCCATTACCCACTTGACACTGTTAATCGCTTGGGAATGTTTCTTGCCAACGTGGGTGCAGAGTCTGGAGAACTCCGGTTTCGTGAAGAGCTTTGGGGGCCTACCTCGGCTCAAAGAGGTTACGATGGTCGCGTTGACCTCGGCAATGATATGCTGGGTGATGGCTACAAGTACCGCGGGAGAGGTTGGCTTCAAACCACCGGCAAAAGAAACTACGCAGTGCTCACGCAAAGGCTACGAGCTAGGTGGCCTCAGATGCAAGTTCCAGATTTCGTGGTACAGCCCGATCTGCTTGCCAACCCGGAGTGGTGTTCCTTGTCCGCCGCAGACTTCTGGACGATGAACAATATCAATCGGTTTGCGGATGCTGGGGATTTTGACGGTTGTTGCGACCTGATAAATAGAGGGCATAAGACTCCATTAGTTGGGGACTCGAATGGATTTTCCACCAGGCTAAAATACTGGTCCTCAGCTCGTCCTGCGTTAATTCTCGCAGGCTTTCCCGTTTGAACCAACTGGAACAATCATGGACATAACTGGCATCGGCAGCATCCTCGACTTCGGCGGCAAGCTCATAGACCGTATCTGGCCGGACCCCACGCAAGCTGCTCAGGCGAAAATGGAGATGTTCAAGGCCCAACAAGCTGGCGACCTTGCTGAGCTTACCGCTGCTTGGGAAAATGCTAAGGCTCAACTTGCCGTGAATCAAGTAGAGGCCGCCAACGAGAGTATCTTCGTGAGTGGTTGGCGCCCCTTCATCGGCTGGGTTTGTGGTGTGGCCTTTGCCTACAAGTTCATCCTGGCCCCGTTCTTTGCTTTCGCTCTTGCTGCGTTTGGTCATAAGGTTGATCTTCCTGCGATTGAGTTTACCGATATGTTGCCAGTGCTCTTCGGCATGTTGGGACTTGGTGCGATGCGATCGTATGAGAAAGTGCAAGCGGCACCTCCAACTGGTAAAGGTGGCTAGGAGTAATTGAGGCAGAGTACTCCAGAGTAATGTGCCTCAATTACCACCATCCACTGCCACTACCATATCCCCCTTGCCGGCCTTATTCACAAGCTTCACAAAGCCAGCTTTGACACACCCGGCAAGGATGTCCTCATAGTCCCGCATGCTTGGGAATAGTGAGTGGACGTACCTGTACACTTCCAGATACGGAGCTTCCCCTCGTTTTTGCACATAGGCAATAAGACGATCTGCTGATGTGCTATTCGTACTCTTACCGATCTTCTTAAAGACCAGGTCCATGTCACCTTCAAGGTCTGACACCATCTGACTTGCAGTCGATAGGTGGTCTTCTGTGATGCGGAGAGTGTCGCTTTCACTGGCTGCGAGTACAATGGCAAGTTTATGCATGTGCGTCTGCTTACGAGCAAGGTAGCCACCAAACCTGTCGTCATCCAGATGTGCCGGACGCTCCTTCTGATGGTCCATATACCACTTCTTCCCCCACGCATATGCTTCCTTGGTTAGGTGATATTCACCTTTGAGGTTCTTGTGGATGTGTTCCAAGTCGTGCAAGAGGCGAGCCTCCATTAGTGGGAGGTCCACAGGGACTTCCTCTCCTGGATAGGCCACGAACTTCTGTTTGGTGTCAGCGTAGGCGAAGATCATACGACTGGCTAACCCACCTCCAATCATGTACTCTGGGAAGTTACCTGCGATCCACGAAGGTGTGGTGCAGGCGATTAAGTTGAAAAAGGGATTGACCACATCATCATTGCCACTACCCTTTGTCTCCTTCCTCAGGTTCTTCCCGTCCCACAAGGTGACGAAGGTGTCCACCATACGCTTGTCGGAAGGATCGAGCAGGTTTCCAAACTCCGAACTCTCAATCGTCAGCGCCGCCTGTTCGATCTGCATCGTCTCGTACTCGAAGGTCTCCTTGCACTTGTCGAAGCTCGTAATGAGACTTTGCCAGGTAACAACCTCCGGGCCGAATTGGACACCCTTCACCTTCCTCAGCAGGCTCATGGCTGTACCCGACGTCGTCGACTTTGAGACAATGCCTGGGGGCGCTACAAGGCAGATGAACATATTCGCGTACCAGCGGAAATACGATTGGTCTATCCATACATGCCTTTGCAAAGCTCCTGCCATAGCGGAGACTCCTGCCCAGAAGTAGAAGTGGGTAGGAGCCTCCCCGTAGGAAGTGTACTCGATGAATGTTTTGATCCAGTCATCGCATTGCCGTTCCCCGCTACTCACAGTCTCCCCATGATCGCTGGCTAGTCTTAACGCCGACTGGGATGATGAGGGGATCGTCATAAGGGAGGGTTATTTGTGCCTGCTGAATGATGCTGCTGATGTGGGTTTCTCGTCCATCGATCGGGAACTGTCCTGCCAGAGAATCGTGCACTTGGATAAGAACATCCACGTCTGGCAAGTGCTCATCGATGTTTTTGTAAGCGCGGTTAATAAGACACCCCACAGAGCTCTGCGGTATCCATGCGACTGCTTGATTGAACACAGTACCTTCGGTTCTATCGAAGAAGTGGAACTTGTACCCAAAGACGTTTTGAATGTACCTGCGGCCTGTAACCTGTTTCTTGATATCATCTTGCCATCTCTTAATCTCCGGACACAGTCCGAAATACCATGCCTGGATCTTCTCGACTTTGCTCACATCCAAGCCAATACGAGGACTGATACCGGAGGCAGTACCCAAGTAATTCGTCCCATGACACAATGCCTTGAACATCGCATATTCCCTGGGATGGGAGTTCTTGTTCATGTCGGGATTCTGATAGTATTCCTTCATCACCTCGATGTAGGGCTTCCGCTTCGCAGCGAACTGTTCTTTCATCCATTTGCAGTCGCTTTCCCAGGTGACGATTCGTAAATCTGCAGAATCGAGATCAATATCAAAGAACTCCATCCCTTCGTCTGGTACGAAGATGGTACGTACATTGGGAAGCTCCAGACCGTCGTCTTCCATTTCCCCGCCACTAGGTATGTTCTGCAAATTGAGACCAGTACCGAAAGCGTTTTGCCTGGAAGCGAAGCGGTAGGTATCAGTTCCACAGATGTTGAAGGATGTTCGCATCCGTCCATCAGTATCTGGCCGAGCCTCGATGAACGTCGAATGGAAGACTCCCAAGGATCGCAATTCCCTGATTTTGCGAGACAGTGGCGCAAGTATTGGTTCACGCTGGCTGATCTTGAGAAGTGCTTCATCATCAGTCGTTGGAGTTCCGCTCTTTCGATTAATGATTGGCTTGAGCCCAAAGGTGCCATAGAATAACTCCTGCATCTGTTTAGGAGACTTGATGTTGACTTCTTGTCCAAGCATGTCAAGCATCCAAGCTTCACGGGCCTGGATTTCCTCTTGCAAGGTCTGCTTGAATCGTAGGCGCTGCGCATAGTCAATGCGAAGGCCCTTGTTCATCGTCTTTAGGACCGTGGGCGCAAGGGACTGTTGGAAGGCATTGACTTCAGTAAGTCCCAATGCTGGGACGACTTTATCCAATACTCGCTTAATGGCAAGTGTTCGGACAGCATCAGTGCAGTTGTAAATCCAGTACTTATCCTCTCCTTCTCCCTTTGGTCCTTCTGTCCAGTTTGTTCGATCATCTTTCCAGTAGAGGTGGTCATCGCAGTACATACTCGACAAGAATGCCAAGTTTTTGTCCAAGTTTGAGAAGCAGGAATGCTGCTGAATCATCGTGTCTGTGACAGATGGGCATAGGAAGTGCCAGTAGCGGTAGATGTACTGTGCGTCGTAGTTCCAATTCTGGCCAACCACGTTACTCACCCGCATCAGCTCCACCATCAACCCTACCAGAGATGTCTCTTCTTCCAGTGTCCAATAACCTTCTGGATCGTGCTGACACATCAATGGGATGCAGATAGCTTCGCTCTCGGACCAGGCAAAGGCA